ACTAATTGATTTACACGTAAATCGGTTGTTATTAACCCAAAAATAACTTATTGGTTCGACTGCAAACTTAATTAGTATTTTCTTACTAACCAAGTATTTAGACCAGAATTTCGCATCTTCTTTATTCCACAATCTTTTTTTCTTTTTAATAATAACTGGAATTTTAGTAAAAGTAGGAATTTCTTTTTGTCTATATCCCATGATACCCATAGTAAATTGTTTTTCATGTGTACTAGAAGAAAGTTTTAAATTAAAATCACAATCTATAATTCGCAAAGCATCAATAAAAGAACAATTATATTTATATTTAACATAATTAAAGCAATCAAATGTATGGTCAGGATCACCAAAATCTTTATATAATAACTTACCATTATAAGGAGTTATATATACAGTAGGTGACTTATCTTCACGTAGATCACTATTAAATTTTCTACCTAAATCTTTAAATCTTGGGCAATAATACACAAAAATGTCATACTCAGTAATTTTACTAAGTATGACATCAGTGTGTAAATGATCATTACTATCTCTGCTTTTAATAGCCATTAGAACGGCAGATCATCATCATTTATAGATCCATTAGTAGCTGCTACAGGTTCTCCTGTCCAATCATCCTCTTCTTCAATAGTATCTGGAGTAACTAGCCCAGCAGTAGAAACATGAGTTCCCCATTTAAGATCTGCATTAAAATCAGCATTAAATGAACCATAGTCATCATTAAGCGCTTTAATAAATAAATCATCACGTTGAGGTTTTACTCTCCCAAAATATTTAGTATATACTTTTTGATATTTATCATTACTAACACCAATAAGAACTCTAACTTCATTAGTAGACAAAACTTTAACTAATTCCTTAATTTCTGCTAAAGTTCCATTAGCGATTGCAGGCATAGTATCAAATGTTACTTCATCTCCTGATGCTACATTAGCCCAAGCTTTTACAAAATTAATAAGAGTTTCTTCACCTGTGTAAGCTTTACGCTGTCCTTCTGGTTTCCACCAGTCATAGCTAGGCTCATCTTCAGACCATGTAGATTGTCCAATTGCATTCATCCATTGGTTTTTACCATTTTGAGATACTTTAGGTTTATTTTGCATTAGTATTTCTAATTTAAAATTACCATCTGTATTATTTAGCCAGAATACAATTTTATTATATTCTTCTCCGCTAAACTCAACCTTGTAATTAGGTTCTGATTTAACTTTAATGTCTAAATCGTGTAGCTCCGTCATTGTTGGATTTACTGCTATAACTTTAACATTTGTTAATCCTGAGTAAGTTTTAATTCCACCTACTACTTCTTCTGTACTTGCATTACTTTGTATTGCCATAATTTAATTTTTATTGGTTTTTAATTTATAATTCGAACGTATCATCGTCCATGTCTAATTCTTCTTCTTGTTGCTCTTTTACTAAATCTAAAGTATCCTGAAAAGATGGAATATCTACTTCGTCTGAGTCAGTGAGGGCTACATCCTCTATTGAAAATTCCTCATCTGGATCACCTAAAGTGTCTACTGCAGCTTTCAATAAAGTTTCCTCCGGAGTTTCATCTGTAGGACTCAACATATCCATAATAGCTTCGTGAGTTTCTTGTAAATGCTCTCTAGTTTCTTCAACTGACTCAATAGCTTCGTCTATAGCTTGATGTAAAGTTATTTGATTAGGATCTACCTCTTCAGTTTCTTCTACTTCCTCTGGTCTAACAGTGGTAGTTAGAGGTGAAGCTTGATGTTTAGTTGTTACATCATCTACAAAAGTAAAAGATAAAGCTTTCTTTCTACTAGGTCTTCTACCTTTAAGAAGAGGATGTTTAAACATCTCATCTACTTCCCATGGTTTAATCCCATATTTAATTGCCATCTCTGGCTTACTAATACCATCTTTAAGATCTTGATCGATCATAGAAACAGTAATTTGCTCAGGAGTTTCTCCTGGCGTTACATTTTCTCTCATTTTAATCATTTTTTACGTTTAATTAATCTATAAATATTTCTGACCAATTCATAGGCATGGCCTTACCCTTTAAATGTGCACATCTAGATCCTGCAGTTATATCATCCATAGAATCAAATGAAATCATAGTTACTCCTTCACCTTCTCTATATATATAACCAACAGCATCTGCATTAGCGCAAGTAATCTGCTTAATCTTACCGGTTAAGTCAAGGTCCTTTACAGCAACCTCTTTACCTTTCTTCTCAAGCATCTTATCTTTTAAGTGTCCAACTAAGATAATATGATCCGCTAGTTTATTCAATTTATCTATCCATTCTTTGTAGGCCATTCTTAAATATAAGTAGCCAGCGCCATTTGGCAATGATAGTACTGATGCACCAGGGTTCTTCTGATCAAAGTTTTTACCCATTGGAGTTTTCATATAAATTTGTTTAGCATATCCTTCACACCATTCTTCTAATTTACTAATAGTATCAATCGCTATATATTTATATGGTCGTCCTTCTTTCATGATAGCTGAGCCTACAGCCTGTAGTTCTTTTAAACTATTAGCTTTTACCTTTAAGGCGTCAACCATATCTGAACCGTCTTCTAAATCAATTATTAAACAGTCATCTAATTGCGATAATACTGTAGTTTTCCCAATTTTAGGAGCCCCATATATTATCATGTTCTTAGGCGATTTACGGCTAGCCTTTACCTTTGTTTTTGGTAATTCCATAATATTAGTTTTCATCTTCATAAAATACACCATATCCAGGAGCTTTTCCTGTTAGCGGTACTTTTTTTATTATAACCTTTTCTTTAATTTTTGTACCCTGGCTATATTTAGGGTTTTTACTATTTAACTTTCTTTTTTTCATTATTTCTTTCTTTCATTAATAGTGAACGTTGACATTTCTGCTTCATATGGTATCATACCTAACAATCCGTCACGGTTCTTTTCTACATGCACAGCTAGTAGCTTA